CCGGCACGCTTCAGCGTTGATCACCAGATCGCCGAGGTGAAGCGCGAGCTGGCGCTGCGCGAGCGCGCGTTTCCGAACCTGATCCGGAACGGGAAAATGAAGCAGGCAGAGGCCGACCTGTGCATGGGTCGGATGCAGGCGGTTCTGGCAACGCTGGAATACATGAAGCAGCACCGGGCCACGATCATCGCCGCCGTCGACGGCGCGAAGGTGCAGGCATGAGGAAGAACCTCGCCCAGGGCCGCAGGAAGCAGCGTTCATCCGCTTCGGATTATTCGATCCGCATCGACGACGAGACGGCGGACGACATTCGAGCCTTCGCGCTGCGCATGAACGTGTCCTTCGGCGAAGCGGTGCGCACGCTCTGCACCTGGGGGCTTGAGAGCGAAAGGCAGTCCACATGACCGAGTGGCTCACCGCGCGCGAGATTGCCGAGATGCGGTTGCCGGGGCTGGCGCATTCAAAGCGGAAGATCAACGAATTCGCAACACGCAACGGCTGGCACAGCGCCATGACTGAGGCCCGCGAGCCGCTGGCGCGCAAGCGCGAGGGGCGCGGCGGGGGCTTCGAGTTCCATGTGTCGCTGCTGCCGCAGATCGCGCGCTCGCGCCTGGAAGCCCGCGCCGGCCGCGATCGCAAAGAGCATGAAATCGCCCGCGACCTTGACCTGCTGAAAGCTTCGGACGTGACCCGCCGCGATGCGCGCCTCTTCGTGCTGGCGCGGGCGGATGAATTCCACCGGGCGCATCCGGACCTCAACCTGGTGCAGGCGCTCGAAGCCTATGCCTCGGCCTTCAATGCCAAGACGGCTGCCGTGCCGGACTGGGTGCGGAACGAGATAGGCGAAATGTCTGGCCGCACGCTGCGCCGCTGGCGGGCCTTCCGCGAGGCCTCGCGCCTCGATCAGCTGGCCGGGCGCTATTCTGTGCGCGAAGGATCGCGCGAGATCGAGCGCATGAAGGATGGTGAAGTCGCCACCTTCATCGGCGGGCTGATCGTCAAGCAACCGTTCCTCACCGTGCCGCATATCCGGCTGATGGTGCAGGGGCACTTCGGCCTCGATCTTTCCGCCATGCCATCCGAGCGCACGTTCCAGCGCTTCGTGACGGACTGGAAGGACAAGAACTCGCTGGCGCTGCTGAAGCTCACCAACCCGGATGGCTACAAGTCGAAGGCCAGGCTCTCGGGCAATAACTCGAACGGCCATGTGACCGCGCTGAACCAGCTGTGGGAGATCGACGCCTCGCCAGCAGACGTGCTGACGACCGACGGGCGGCATGCCGTCTATGTGGCAATCGACATCTGGTCGCGCCGCATGATGGTGCTGGTGACGAAAACGCCACGCACCGAAGCGACCCTGCTGCTGATCCGCCGCGCCATCCTGAGCTGGGGCGTGCCGGCGACAATCAAGACCGACAATGGTTCGGACTTCACATCGCGCCGCTTCGTCTCCGCCATGAACTCTGTGGGGATCGCGCATGAGACGTCCGACGCCTTCAGCCCTGAACAGAAGGGCACAGTGGAACGCGCCATCGGGACGCTGCAGCGCGGGCTGATGCGGGTGCTGCCGGGCTTCGTCGGCCACTCGGTGGCAGACCGGAAGGTGATCGAGCAGCGCAAGGCCTTCTCGGCACGGCTTGGCACATCCGACGAGCACACCTTCCAGGTGGAGATTTCAGCGGCCGACCTGCAGCGCTATTGCGACGAGTGGTGCGAGAACACCTATGCGCACCACGCCCACAAGGGCCTCGACGGCATGTCGCCCTTCGCCAAGGCCGCAAGCTTCCGGGGCCGCATCGACCGGATCGAGAACGAGCGCGCGCTGGACCTGCTGCTGGCGCCGATCGCCGGACAGGACGGCTGGCGGCAAGTGACGAAACAGGGCGTGTCTCTCGACAAGGCCTGGTTCATCTCGCCCCACCTGATGCCCGGTGTCCGCGTTTTCTGCCGGCAGGACCCAGAAGACATGGGGCGGCTTCATTGCTTCGAGAGCGAGGCCGGAGCCTTCATCACGACGGCGATTTGCCCGGAACGCGCTGGCATCGATCCGAAGGCCGCGATCAAGGCGGCGCGCGAACAGCAGGCGGCAACGATCGCCGAGCAGACGGCCGAAATGCGGTCTGCCGCGCGGAAGATCAAACCCCGCGACATGGTGGATTGGCTGAATGCCGGATCGCGCCGCAACTCCGCATCCGTCACCGCCTTCCCGCAGCGCTCGGAGACTTATTCGAACGATGCGCTGGCGGCTGCCGGCGACGCCACGAGCGATGACTTCGATGTTCCGGTCGTTGCGCCCGAGACCAGCCCGCAGCTCGTCCAGGACAATGTGCTGAAGCTTCCCGAAACGGCGAAGCAGCGCTTCACGCGCGCGGTGCGGCTGGAGGCCTGCGTGAAACATGGCGACCCGGTTTCGACCGAGGAAGCCATGTGGCTCGGCTCGTATCAGGCCACCGCCGAATACCGCAGCCACCAGATGATGCTGGAAGATTTCGGACCCGAGGCGGTCCTCGAAAAGAGTTAGGCCCGGACGGCGGCAACCGTCCAGGCCTGAAGGTTAGTTCTGAGTACCCGCGTTCAACTTATTGCTCAACGGCGAGGCAAGTTATGTCAGCAAACCAACCATCCGTCAATGCGGGGCCGTCACCGATCGCTCCGCTTCAGAATGTCCGTCTCGCCATTGAACTGGTCGAGCGGATGAAAAACCGCGCTCCGCATCTGCCCGGACTGGCCGTTCTCTATGGCCCCTCGGGCTATGGCAAGACGCAGTCCACGGTGGCGGCAGCGAACCGCTACAACGCCGCCTACATCGAATGCGGCCAGAGCTGGAACGCCTCCACGCTGGTGGATGCGATCTATCACGAGCTGACCGGCTCTCTCATGAAAGGGTCGGTGGCGAAGAAGGTTGCCGCCATCATCGAAGTGCTGGCGGAAGAGACCAGACCCTTGTTCATCGACGAGGCCGACTTCCTCGTGAAGCGCTCGATGATCGACCTGGTGCGCGAAATGAGCGACCGCTCAGGCGCGAGCGTCATCCTGATCGGCGAGGAGCTGATGCCGGCAAAGCTTCGCGCCTTCGAGCGCGCCTGCAACCGCGTGCTCTACTGGCAGCCCGCCGAGCCCTGCGACTTCGACGACGCCATGAAGCTGGCAAAGCTCTATGTGCCGCACCTCACCATCGAAGAACCGCTGATGCGGCAGATCGTGGAGGTAACCTATGGCGTGACCCGCCGCGTGGTGACGAACCTCGAACGCATGCGCGAGTTCTCGCTGGAGCGCGGCATCAGCGTGATCGGCGTCAAGCAATGGGGCGACACGTCGATCGACAGCGGCATGCCGCGGCCTCGCCTGCGCAAGCCGGGGAGGGCGGCATGAGCACGCGCCACATCACCGTCGACATTCACCCGAGGAACCTCCGCAGCTTCGGCGCGCTCGACGCCGCTCTCGACAAGCTGCGCAAGGAAGCGATCGACGCAGCGGCCGATGTGACCCGGCCTGTGCGCCTGGTTCTGTCCTTCTCGATCAGTGAGGGAAGGGTTGCATGAACGCGCTTGCAAAGTTCAACGACGAGCGATTCACGGCGCTGGTCTCCGAGCCTGACGGACATGTCGCTCTCATCCGCGCCATCCTGCCGCCCGGCCCCGAAACCCTGTGGCCCGCGGTCCGCATGCTGGGATCGAAAGGTTACTTCAGCGTCCATGACGTGGCTCAGGCCGCGAACTGCGCGCCGCAAACGGCGGAAGCCTATCTCGCCAAGCTGCATGCCGCCGCGATGGTGGCCCACGCAGGCGAAACGAATACCCGCTCGCGCCTGTGGATGCTCACCGCGAAGAAGGTGCTCGCACCCTTCCTCAACGGGCAGGGCAATCCGTCTCACGGTCACGAAGTGACGCTCCGCATCTGGCGCGCGCTGAAGATGGTGAAGATGGTTTCCGTCACCACGCTGTGCAACGACATCAGCGACGAGGACTTCCGCGCGCCGATGGAAACGGTGCGTCTCTACCTCAATGCCCTGGCACGGAGCGGCTATCTCGACATCATTCCGGCGGAGCGGGCCTGTGGCGAGCAGCGCTATCGCCTGCGCCCCACCATGCACACTGGGCCTTTGCCGCCGCGCCTGATGCGGGCTACCCTCGTGTTCGACCCGAACCGCAAGGCGCTGGCCGGATCGACCGTTGCGGCGGAAGAGGTGCGGCTGTGAAGCGGGGCCCTCAGACCGGCGCGGGCTTCGGCGTCTCGATGACAAATGCGATCACCTGCTGGAACAAGGCGCTGCCGGAATGGGTGGAGACGCTCGCCCGGCATGCCGACCAGTCTTCCCAGGCCGCCGCCGGCCGCGCCATCGGCTATTCTGACGGCGTGGTCAACGCGGTGATCCGCAACCGCTATAACGGCGACCTTCAGGCCGTCGAAAAGGCAGTTCGAGGAGCCTTCATGGCCTCCGTGGTGACGTGCCCGGTGCTGGGTGAGATCGGCGCGCATATCTGCCTCGAACATCAGAAGCGCGCGGTGACATTCTCCGCCGGATCGAGCCTTCGCGTGGCGATGGCGAAGGCCTGTCGGGGCGGCTGCCCCAACTCCCGCATGGGGAGGCGCTGATGTTCGTGATCCTCCGATATCTGCGCCGTCTCGGACGCTGCAACAGTACGGTTCCGGCATCGCGCATCTACTGGCGGAAGCGTCTCGGCTTTACGCCGGAAATCTGCAACGACCCCCCGCCCGATCGAGAACTTCATCATGCGGGAGACCGCGTGATGCTCAGCGACAAGATCAAGGCATTGAAGACGACGATGTCGCTGGCGCGCGCCGGTGACCTCAAGTTCAACGGCGGGCTTTTGGCGATGTTTCAGCGCCAGCTTTCCGACATCCACGAGCAGGTGCTGCAGCTCGAAGCGGCGCAGGTTCCGCAAGCCTCGCGGCTTCCGGCACCGCTGGCGGCCGCCGCGCGGCTGCCGAAGCTGGGCCCGCCCGCAAACGACAGGAGACAGCATTGAACACGGAACGCGATATCCGCGACGCCATGGTGCGCGCGGCCACCGGCAAGCATGGTGCGATCGAGGTCTCGACGATCGAGATCCACAGGATCTCGCATTTCGCCTGCCAGGCGAACGACGCCCTCGCCTTCATCCGCATGGCCTGCGAGCAGGCGGTGGCCCAGGGCGGCGGCATCAACCCCAAGTCGATCCTCGACTTCCTCACCCTCAACAACCTCATGCTCAAGGAGCTTTCTGATGCGCAAATCACCACTGAAGACCAGGGCTGCGAACCTGCCGGTGCCGCAGTCGCGTGAGGCCGCGGCTGACGCCATCTTCGAGATCGGCACTATCGACCGGGATCTGCAGCGGCTCGACGCTGACTTGAAGGACCGGCTCGCCCTGGTGAAGCAGGCCTTTGAGGAAAAGGCGCTGCCGCTGAAAGAGCAGCGTACCGCGCTGATCGAGGGCGTGAAGGTGTTCTGCGAAGGACGGCGCGACGAACTCACCAATGGCGGCAGGGTCAAGACCGCCGCCTTCACCAGCGGCGAGGTGAGCTGGAGGCTGCGCCCGCCCTCCGTAAAGATCAGGGGTGGCGAGGACGAACTGGTGAAATGGCTGATGGCCCAGAACAACGACCTGGCCGAAACCTTCATCCGCGTGAAGCACGAGGCCAACCGCGAGGCGATGCTGGCCGAGCCCGACAAGGCGCGCGATCTTCCGGGCGTCACGATCTCGTCCGAGGGCGAGGACTTCGAGGTCAAGCCCTTTGTGCCCGAAGGCCTGAAGGGAGCGGCATGATGAAGGAACATCGGACCACCATCATTGTCGATAACATCTACGACAGTCACAGTGCGGATCAAGGAGCCGGAGAAAAGCTCGAAGTAATGTTCAGCGAGATTGCTGAGCAAGCTGAGGCGAACAAAGACGCCGGGAAGCTTTCTAAGATAACTTTTCATGTGACCGTTGAAGCTATCGACCCCGTCCCGGTGCCCGCATGACCACCAACGGCGAATTCAAGTCCGACATCGTCGACATCAGCGTTTCCGTGGTGCGCGAGTCGGCCAAGGCGTTGCTGGTGAAGCCCGCCTTCCGCGAGGCTTCGGCCTCATGGGTGCCGAAGACGCTGGTCGAGATCGCGCCCAACGAGGGAACCACGGCGATGACGCTGAGCCTGCCGGAATGGCTGGCGCGCGAGAAGAGGTTCCTGTGATGGGCGTGACACATTCAATGATCGATCGCGCGCACTCCTGCTGGAAGCAGTGGCAGGCGCATCATGCGGCGACGCGCGCCATCGTCGGACCTTATGACATTCTCGAAATCGGCTGGCGCACGAAGCACGCGGCCGACTGCGCCGAGCGACGCTTCTGGAAGGCGGCTGAACAGGTGGTGTGGTGCTGACATGACCGATCTCATCCGCAACCGCCTGATCTCGCGCCTCCACATTCTCAAGAAGGAGCAGGGCCTCGACGACGATCTCTACCGCGACAAACTGGAGGCCGTGACGGGGAAGCGCTCGGCCGCTGACCTGACCGATGCCGAACTGGAAGCGGCGGTGCGAAAGTTCGCGGGCGCCGGGCAGCGCCTCAGCGCCGAGCGCCTGCCGCCGACGCCACAGGCACGGCTCATCCAGGCCATGTGGCTGTCGCTCTACAATCTGGGCGCGGTGGCCGACCCGAGCGATGCCGCCATCACCGCCTTCATCAAGAGGCAGACCGGGCTGGACGCGGCGCGCTGGCTTAAGAACCCGGAAGACACCAAGGCCGTGGTGGAGCCACTGAAGGACTGGCTGGCGCGCGAGGGCGTGGATTGGGCGAGCGAACGGCATGATCCGCCTTATACGAAGCTCGCGGCCTACAAGGTGGCCGTGGCGCAGATGCGGA